GGAATACCTGGCTGCGGTCGGCGAACCTACCCTAACCCAATCGTTCGCAGCCGGCGGCCTGTCGGATACGATCAGCGTAGTTATCAAAGTCCCCGCCACTAGCGCGGCCCTGGCTGCGAAGGCGCATATGCAGATCGGGCGAACCCTAACCTTTGACGGGCGCAGCCTGCGCGTTGTCGGCTTTAGTCATAAGCCTGGAACTGCCTGGCTGCAGATGACTACCCAGGACGCTGACCAATTCCGATGAGCAAAAGCCCGTTAATGGCAGGGCAGGGAAGGGTTTATGTAGAGTTCGACCGGCAGGCCCAGGATTTGCTTTCTGCTCAGTTCGCCGATTACGCGAAGTTTACGGGCCAGGCGCTAGTTGATTTGGTCAAAGAAGAAGCCGCGCTTACCTGCCGCGAAGCGATGGTTTACTCGCCGCCGATTGACGGGGAAGGCGGCGGGCAGGGTGATAAGAAGATTGCCGAAACCTGGGGTAACGCTGCGGTCGCGCGCGATGTCGAAGCGGTCATTATGCCCGATAGCAAAAGCCTGGCTGCTGCCGTCAGTCCGGCAACGGGCAGCGGCAACAAGTTCGCGAAATGGAAGCAAGGCAAGCGCCCGAAGGCTGGGGTTCTGCAGAAGATTTATGACGATCAGGATTTCGCCCGATCCTATAGCAAGGCCCGAAACCTTTTCATCTATCGCGCTTATAACCTGGTCGGCCCTGGCGGCATCAAGGAAGAACACGATCGCGAACGCCGGTTCTATCGCGGGCGCATCAGGCGCAACAACGGGCCTTCTACCAAAGCCAACCCAGGCAGCCAGAAGATCGCGCCAGAATCCGCTATCAAACAATACATCAAGACCAGGCAGCGCAGGGTCGGCTTTATGAAGGCCGGCTGGTTTGCGGCTATCAACAAACTAGGCGCGCCTAAGATCAACGGGGTTAGAAAGAACTTCGGGGTTAAGGCGCTGCCCGCCTGGATCAAGCGCCACGCATCTAACTACGGGCAAGTTAGCATTGTCGGCGCTGAACTTGCCGCAGCCGGAACTCTCTCCCCTGGGGATAAGCGCCTGAACATTATCGTTAAGAACGATATCGGCAACATCTTCGGCGCTGCTACCCGCGCGGCTACGGCAGCAAAAGTTCTATTCGTTCGCGCCGGCAAACTTTCCGCGCGCGTTGGGCATTTCCAGAAGATTGCCGCCGACCGATTTAACTCAGGCCAAAAGCAGGCCTAACTTTATGGGAACTAAATCTATCCTGGATATCATCGAAACCGCCCTGGTCGCGAACCTGCAGGGCGAAGCCGACCTGACTGCCTACCAGATCAGGGCAGCCGCGCAGGCCGACAAGATCGACCAGCCGGATAATATCATCGTAGCCTGCGAATCAGCCGGCGCGCCGCCTGGGCTGGCCCAGGGATTAGGCAACTACCTTTGCCGCGTCAGCGTTGGCATCTTTACGCAGATCGACAGCGGCAGCCTTTCGGCGCATCGAACCGCCTGCCAGAATGTCCAGGGCCGCCTAGAGAATCAGGCCGGCGTTAAGGCTTCGTTCGCTGCGATCGGGGACGCGGCTGTTTATTACATCGATGTTCAAAGCATAGACGAAGGGCGCGGCGATCGGGCCTTTATGACCACCCTTAACTTTGAACTTCTGGTTGTCCTGGCTGCCGTTTGACTAAGCCCGCAATTATAACAACTAACTTCTATGGCTACTGTAACCAAGGGAACTGCCCACATCCACGGCATTAACGGCACTATTACCGGCCTTACTGTGCAGTCCTATACTGTCAGCAAATCCTTTGCCAATTCGGATGAAGTTACGAACGCGGTCGGCGTTGTGATCGGCGTTAAGATGTATGACGAACGCACGACCCTGCAGGTCGAAGGCCTCGTTCCGACTACCTACTCTGCCAGCATCGGGGATGCGCTTTCGTTCACCGGCAACGGCATCGCCTTTTCGGGCTTTATCCAGACGATCGAAGAACGCGGCGAAGCGAAGGGTTATATGCGCATTAGCGTTAGCGCGATCGACTACGAAGGTATTGCCTAAGCGCAGCCAGGCGCTAAGGTCGGTTTATGGCTGACCGAAGATTTCTGAACGCGCACCTGATAGCGGCCCGAACGAATGTTCTGGGCCGCATTCTTTTACCCTTCTGCATCAAACACCGGGTTTGGCTGCAGGGCATCGATTCCCCGTTTCTGGAAACCGATAAGGAGATTACGCCGGCTGATCTGATTATCGGCCTGAAGGTATGCGCCGAAGAACCTTTCGGTAAGCCGACCTGGGCCGACCGCTGGCTTATGCTGCGGCTTACCCTGGATCGTAAACTATTCGCCCAGGGCTGCCGCGCCTTTGTCGCGCATATCGATACGCATAAGGATTGGCCTAAGTTCTACGAAAAGAAGGACAGCCAGCGCGGCGGCGAAGGAACTGTTCCCTGGCAGTTGTCGGTTGTCGCGGCCCTATGCAAAAATGGGATCAGTTATTCTGAGGCTATGCAGATGCCCGAAGCGAAGGCGATCTGGCTGGCTGCGGTTTTCTCAATCCAGGGCGGCGCTAAGATGGATATCCTTTCAACGGATGACGAAGAACTGATCGCCAGCCTGGACAAACCTAGCGCGGTTGACGGCGCGGCAACTGTAGGGGAAAGCCCGAATCAAAATGAGCAATAGCCTAGAGTTCTCAATCAACGCGAAGGATAACACTTCGAAAGTTGTCGATACTGTTAACAAGAAAATTAACAGTTTCGGCAGCGACCTGGCTAAGATGGCGCTAGGCGTTGCCGGCCCGATGGCATTAGTCCAGGCTGGTATCAGCGCGATCGGTAACGCGATTGAGGAATATAAACAGAAGGTAGCCGAAGCGGTTAAGTTCGGTTCGGAACTACCTAACCAGGCGAAGGCGCTGAACATCAGCGTAGAAGAATATCAGCGCCTTGGCAGCGCAGCCGAAGCGGCTGGGGTTGGAATCGATACTGTAGCGCAGGCCTATGTCGAAGTTCGTAAAGCGATCGATGCCGCTAAAGACCCGACCAGCAGCCAGGCCGCCGCGCTGCAGGCGCTTGGATTCGCTGCTTCCGATATCGCCGCCGGCGCGATTAAGCCTATCGAGGTAATCGAACGATTGGGCCGCGCGATGTCCACCGGCGCGGACGATGCAACGCAGTTTAAGATCGCGTCAGGCCTGCTAGGTTCTTCGGTTGAAAAACTTATTCCGATCCTGCGCAAAGCCCAGGAAGCAACCCAAGGCTATACCGATGCCGGCGATGTTCTCAGCGAAGAAGAAGCCGCGATCCTTCGCGAAGATGAGATGAACACGAAGAAAGAGGAACTTAAGGAAAAGGTTGAAACTGCCAGAGAGAAGGCGCGCGAAAAAATGTTTGAAGGGCCGCAGGGCCAGGGCCGCAGGGAAGTTATGAAGGAACTCTTCCCTACCCTTACCGAAGAAGAAATGCGGAAGCAAAGCGGCGGATCGATGATGCTGGAAGGCTACGGGCAGCGCATCAACTATAAGGAAGGGCGGCGCGTTGCCGATACCTTCGTTAAGGACAAACTGACCGATGAGGAACGCGACCTGATTATCAGAGAATACGCCGCCCGCGAAAAGGCGCGCAAAGAAAAGGAAGCCGCCGATGCCCAGGCCGCCGCTAAGGAAGCCGCCGACAAACTTAAGAAGATCGCGGATGAAGCCGCAGCGAAGAAGCAGAAGGAAAAGGAAACTGCCGATGCCGCGAAGGTCGAAGCCGATAAGAAGAAGGAAGCCGAAAAGGAGGCAGCCAAGGCTGCTGCCGATAAGAAGAAGGAAGAAGATGATAAGGCGAAGAAGGAGAAAGACGAACTAGGCAAAGCCCTGGACGCTGAAGCCAAGGCCGCCGAAGCCGCCGGCAAGTTCACCGGCAGCAGCCTCCGCGATATCGGCGGCGCGCTAGCCGGCGAGGCTATGACCAGCGGTATTGATTACCAGGCAGCCGCCCTGGATATCAGCCAGAAGATTCTGATCGAACTGCAGAAGTTGAATGTTAAGACCCTGCCC